GGATAGGTAGTAAGCTTATTGCTTCTGCTGAGAAGAGATCAAAGTTTTGACGAGTTGCTTGAGTTCAGTGATTTCGCACTTTAAGCTTTCGATCTCTGCCTGCTTTTGCTTCTTAGAATTCTTGATTGCAACGCGGCGGTGATAAGCGCTTCGGTCTTTAGACACGATTGCCTTGGAATACATATCGCGTTCCAAGGAAGGATTATCTTCGACCAGTGCTTTTTCTCTTGTTTCAAGCATCGGTCTATTTATTAACTTACCGCAACCGCTCTAAATTCCTTGCAGGAAGGTACTCGAGAAGAATTATTGGAAGTAAACACAATTTTGATAGCAAATGCGGTAAATTGAACATCGCCATCTACTGCACCGGAGGCCGCGAAATTTGCTGCCTTAAAGTCATCGATATCGATAGTATATGATACTTCGGAGTACTTATCAGGATTATCCGAATAAGGAATTCCGTCTGCAGAATCATTAGTTGCTAGATTCCATCCGTAGTCCGTATCAAAGTTACCATCGGTGTCGTCTGTACGCTGAATCTTGTAATATATGCTAATATTAGATCCAGTAGGACGATTGACAGAAACCCAAACCTTGATCGCAGACGCTGGATCATTCAGCTCAACCTTACGCGTAATATACTTCGATAGCGCTGCACCACCGAGTGGTGCAGTTTCATCTGCATAATTTACTACGTAGTTGGCATTATTGTTATTTGGCAGGAAGAATATCGGTGTGCTTACTGGAATTATACCCGTCGTGGGAGAAGAAATAGTAATAGTGTTTGAGCTGACATTAGTTACTAAAGCGTCATTTGCGATATATGGCCCACGCACCTTGTAACCGACTACGATTCCGCTTGCACTCGCCATTACAACCGTCGTCACGCCACTTGCTGTAGTTGTGCTGCCATTAGTATACTGAGTGATTGCAGCGGCAGGATTATTGATTCGGTTATTGACTGCTACAGCAGAACTACGCTCAAGGTCGATAACTGGTGAAAGATTATTCGCCTTGGACGTTAGTAAACCTTTTAGGAATAATGACTTTGAATTAGCCACATTCATAAATGTGCGACCCACCGATGGCAATACAACTGCGGGAGCATCTACAGTGATATTCTTATTGATATCGACTCGTGCGTAGTCTGTATCCAGCTGATTTGGTGTTTCGGTTCCACCCAAAGATTGGCCCGATGTCTTCTTCATCTTCCAGACCGACGAAGTATTTGGCACGCCCATCATATCGATAGATGGACGAAGAACATCAAATGGAATGTAGTCGGTTGAAACTGCAGCATCACCGCCGCCTAAGCCAGATGCTGTTGCGAGCGTGGATACTCTAATTGTATAGGAATCCGGCTCAATATCAATTACGTTGTGTGTAGCATTTAATTCAGTAATAGGAATTCCATTGATGAGAGCAGGGCTGCCTGTGCCAGTAAGCAATGTCAGCTTGACAGCAGATTTTGCTGTACTGCCGACCATCGAGAAGAATCCATGATTTACATGGTGAATTCTAACGATATTTGAATTCTTATATGTTTCTACTGGATCAGCATCTAAACGCTTCTGAATATTATCGTCTTCGTTTAGAATGATGGTAGCAGAATTTGCAGTATCAAATACAGCACGATGTAGAGTGAACTTAATATCGCGTAGTTGATCTGCAGTCCAGGATGAAGCATTTGTAGAGCGGAACATTACTCCGGTATATGGATTATCGATGACCTTTCTACCAGCTCCAGACAAGCCAATACCGGTAATGTCATACGCAAATTTTTCTGATGCCCAAACTTTGTAGCGATCAGAATTTGAGTATATCACGAAGCAATATTCCGTTCCTCCAGCGAGAAATACAGGCGCTTCGAAGTTGAAGCGCGTAGGAACAGTAGCATCAGAAGAAATACCAATAAACGGAATTGTCAAATCCTGAGAAATTGCGCGAAGGCTAGCGAATGAAAACGGAATTACCTTATCAGTTGGCATTCCGTCTTTCATCGTGCGAAGCTCAACATTTACTGGGAATCGATAATCTACTTTTGAAAAGAAAAGGTCAAGCCCAGTAGCAAAAATGCCATTGGGCGTGTCTACCGTGAATGATTGCGCGAGAGGTTGTAGTATAGCCATGTGTAAATTCTTTCAGATATTAACTATTCATTACTAATATTTACTGCCTCATCATATTCGGCCTGGAAGTCTACGAAATCAACCTGTGCATCATTGTTGATGTAGATAGTTTCTCCATCATACTCCATGAAGTAATCTGCCTCAGGCGTTTCTGTAGTTACTTGTTCGATATCAGTTTCTTCGTAGAAGATATCTGTAGTAGTTTCGTCGATTGTCGGTCCTGGCCAGCATTCGTAATTGATTTGCTCAGGATTGATTTCTGGAATTATGAATTCTTCTGGAGGAAGACATCCGATGATTGGATTTGCTGCATCTGGATCAGAAATCACACCACCGACGATTTCAATTGCAGTGCTGCATTCTTCCGTGGCATCGGTTGTAGTAGTTAGATTTGGATTATCGACGTTTGTAGGAGTATTGTTTGTAGTATCAATACCTGTGAAGAATTGATTTGGTGAAGGAGGATATCCGTATACTAAACCTCCAGGTGCTTGACCATAAGCTTCTGATGGATACCAGCCTTTCTTTACTGCCTCTTCGTGCACTTCTTCAACAGGCCTTGGTTGTGGAGGATAATCCCATACGAGATATGGCGATCTATTTGTATAAGGAGGATATGCCTCGATAGGATACCATCCTTTTCTTGCTTCTTCAGGCGGAACAGTAACCGTGATGTTCGTTGGCTGCCATGGCGGTTCAGGTGTCGTTGTTGGGCCGTTCGGCGGAGTAATAGTTGATCCCTTAGTTTCAATTGTGTCATTCCATTTCGAAGGAGGGCAAATAATTACTTCATTTGGCGGTACTGTAGTAGGATTTACCAATGTAGTTGGAATAACATCAATTACTTCTACAGCAGTTGGAGGCGGAGCAACTGGTGTTATCGTATTTGTATCTGTATCAATTTCGACCAGTTTTCCAATAGGCTGCGGAGGAGCAGGAGGTGGAGCAACAATAGGCTGGTCATCCTGACGAATATCAACTGGAGCATCTTCATATGAAGGCTCGACTGGACGAAGTGTTGGAGTGAATTGACCACGCGCATCATATGCAACATCGGCATAAGATGATGCTAAACGCTTGTCACCATTTCCGATATCTACTAAAGTAAATAAGCGGCGGCCGGCGCGGAATTTAATCTGGCTGTTATTCGGAATAACAAATGATCCAGCAATTTCTCCATATTCATTCGAGAATAACTCAGTATATCCCATAGGATGCTGAGTATAATTAATATAATCCTGGAAGAATGTCGGATCATTACGATTGATATAAGATGGATCAATTGCATCACTCGTACCCGTGTATGCTAGCAAATATGCTGGAAATACGTGCTCCTGGCGAACATACTTACCGACATTTGCGCCATCGAAGAATGCATAAAACTTAGTATTTGGGCGTAAGTTTGTAGCTTTGAAGTAAATCTTGCGTGAGCGAATGTATGGAACAACGTTAATTTCTACAGCACGATCTGCGTTGTATGATTCAGTTGTTCCTGGAGCAAGACCAACGCTAGTGCCGGAGGTCAGTTGTGCAGTAGTATTTTTGTATGCCGGATCAATTCCTGATGGCCCAACTGATAGATTTTCTGTATCTGTTCCGTTGTTGCGGTCAGTACCGTACCAATTGGTTTCCCAGTAATTCCATAGCGTACCCGTAGCAAGTTCTGGAGTGCTGAAGAACTTGAGTGAATCGTATGCGCCATTGGCGGCATCGATCTTGACGTCTGGAGCGATGTGATTTTCATTCCATTCGTCTGTACCAGGATATAGCTTAATTTTACCAGTCCAAGTATTTACCGCAAATGGATTTACGTCCTGCTCATAAGAGGCAAATGGCTGAGTAATGACAGGAGCAGAATAATAATCTAAAGTAACTAATGGACCGCTTTGACGGTAATTTTGCGAAAGAGCAGTATTCAGACGTAGATTGACAGACTCCTCGTAAAATAGAGGACGAATCAATCCGTTGACTTTATCAACGGCCACGCTGTAATCTGGATGTGCTACGGCGCCAATTCCGTGCGAGGTAAAACTGTCAACAACGAATCCGTTCTTGTAACGATCTACGCCATCAGCATCCAGGATTTGCTTATTTGCTGTTTCTTTTTCTAGTAGTGAAAGTGCAGTATAATACTCAAGCTTCTGCACGCGCTTTTCAATACGACCAATATCGCGCATCGTATAGCGCCGATGATCTAAACTCTTTGCCTTTACGTCTTGCGTGCTAAAGGTGTATGGAGCAATCGTTAGGATATACATCGTCAGCGCATCCTGAATATCAGGAGGAGCAACTGGATTTAATGATGGTACACCTTCTTTGATCTTAACATTTCCGTACTGATCTAGGCACAGCTTGTCCACTCGTCCAAGATAATACTCCATATCGGTAGTAATATTTGGACGAGGCGCAGACATTTTCGTTGATGAAAACGCTGTTACTGCAGGACGAAAATCTAGGCAATCTCTTAAAGCTACTGTGCCGCGCGATGAAGTAAATGTTGGAATATCCTCATAATTTGTGTATGAAGAAACTGCAAAGTAATCACCATTTCCATGCGTATACTTGTCAAATACGACAAGTAATCTACCAGTAGGTGGATTTACGCCTGCCTTAAGTTGCAGAGTGCTGTAATCGTAGTATGTGTCGCGCTGACCAGTATCAAGAACATAACGATCGGAAATATCAGGATCGGATGTAGTAGCAGCTGTACTAAAATCAGCAGACATATGAATTGCCTTGATGCGAATAACATCAACAGTATTTAAGCTATCATATGTGCTAGCGCTAGCAACAGTATTTGGACTTGTAATTGGTAGTGTTTGATTGATCGCCAGTGTCTTCGTCTTTGGCGAAAGCGAGCGCTGCGTTGACGCAATTACTGTCACAGATGTATTTGACGCAACAGTAGCAGAAGAAAAATAAAGCGTTACTTTATTATAGTTTTGCCCACTTACGCTTTCGACATCGACAGATGTTGGAACAATAATAGTTCCATCACTCTTTGCTACAATATAATCTGAAGCAGCTTCCGAAATAAAGTACTGATTATCAACAGTAGGATTTAAAACAATTGTATCATTTCCTCCGCCGCCATCAGTGATGGTGCCAGAGAATGATTGACGAACTGTATAAGTCAGATCTGCTGTCGACTTGATAACATCATATGGTAGCTTATAAAGCAGCGAAACAGATGATGCATCTTGCACCTCAGCTCCAGCAACTTGTGATCCGCCTGTTCCGATAACATACGTATCTGCAGTAAATGTTACAGTAGCACTTGTGACACTTCTAACTTGTGCCATTGACTTACCAGAATTCAGAGTAACGTCAAAAATATACAACTTAAAGTTACTACCAGAAATACGCTCCATTGAGCGAACACGCGCAGTACCAATGATATTGCCGCCACCCGTAATAGCATCCTTCAAATTAACATAACTAAAATTGGTAATATCTGGAAGACCAGTTACGTTATAAACAGTAAGGTAATTACCATAACCAGCATCGATTACTGCATTAGTAAGACTCTTAAAGCTGCGCGATTTCTTCAGGATTGCATAAGCAGTAGATTGCAATTCTACGCGGAATCCATTGATGTATGCAACAGAAGGTTCTAGCCCCGCGGCAAGCTTATTTGATGCATAAGTTGCTGCCTGATTAGCGGTATTGATACCAGCGACGGCATTCTGAATCTGATTCGCAGTATATAAGCCGCCATTGGTGTAAGTATTCAGATACTCGCGGACATCAATCTTAAATGGATTTACGACGTAATTACCAGATTCCTCATAGGTACGCTGAGCCATGGTCTTCATGATCTCAGTGTATTCTGTGCGATTTAGTTTCTTTACTTTTCCATCCTCGATAGTCATCACTAGGATGAAATTATCGAGCGTATCATCGTACTGAGCTGGATTCCAATTTTCTACATCCAGATTCATCAGAATCTGATAACGGTGCGCACCAGGCGCACCAGTGTTTGGAGTTCCTAGCGCATTATCATTCAGTGTGGTATCATCAACTGGAGTGACTTTTCTTTCCTCAACACGGTAAACAATTCTGCACCATGGATTTTGACGATAGCGAGACGCGATGATACTTGATGCTGGAGTATGAACAAAACATCCGTTGAGGTAGTAAACGCCTTCTTCAACTGACACACGGGTGCCAAACCCCGTAGGATTGACATTTCCATTTTCTTGTGGCTTTGCACGAAATGCAATTCGCTGTGTTACTGCTCCAGTATCTGGATTATATTTTTGCAGCAAAATATATTCTTGGGCAGCAAATGCCTTTACTAGACCGGCATTTGTAGTATTTGCTCCACCAGAATTAAGATACTCGACGTAAAGTGTTAGCGGTTCTGCACCTTCAGGAGGCACAATATCGATAATCTTGGCATGAAGTCCATTTGTAACTCCAAATAGAGTTGCACCAATTAAAACATAGCTTCCATTTGCATCTTTTTCCAGATATAAGCTCTCGTTTCCGGAATAAGTATTGCTGTCATACGAGGTAGATTGGCTTGAAGATTCTACTTTAACGTAAGCAATCTTATTATTGATCGTGGCTAAGCCACCCATTACCTTCGTTCCGTCCTTAAAGAAGTGATTACCGAAACGCTCAATTTGTGCCTGAATTGAGGTTTGCAGCTGAGTAAGTTCACGCGCCTGGACCGAATAACCAGGACGGAAAAGAACTCTCAGATAGTTCTTATCTTTATTAAAGTCGTCCCAGTAGGGTGATTCGTTGAAATAGGTGATCGCCATGTTAGAAAGTATAAGATATCTTAGAACTCAACGATGATACGAATGTCTTCAATCTGAGATTCAGTACGTTGAATTGCAGATGTACGATTTTCCAGAAATACAATGTCTCCAGAAAAGTGCACATATTCCGATGCAGTAATTGTGTTTATTACTCCACTAGCAGATGAAGTTTGAGCGGCGCCAGTATATGCATTAATAGTATTACCAGTCAAAAACGCTGTATAACCAGTTTTATCATTTTGATGAATTCCTAATTTCTTTATACCGCCTGATAAAGTAGTTACAGAATCAATGAATCCAATTGCTGGCGTTTGCGCACCATTGGTAATGTAATCTCCAACATTAAATGTTCCAGTTGAACCGCTGTTAAGTGTCAGATATGTCAATGCTGATAAAGTACTCGCGACTGCAGGAATAGAATTTCCGCCGGAAAGTTCCTTTGGCTTTCTAATTAGTCCTACCTGTCGGAATTGTGTATCAACTGCAAAGTCACCCGCGCCTTCTTCGCCTGTTAGCGTTGCTGCAATACCAATATAATAACCACCAAGTTCAGCAGCAGGATCTGAGCCATGACCATTTTTTGGCGATAATACTGCGCGAGCAACACATCCGGCACCATTACCACCGCTAAGTGTAACATATGCAACGTTATAGTTTGATCCTGGATTCGTGACAACAATTCTTACTACCTTTCCACCGGAAACAGTTGCAGTTGCTTGTGCTCCGGAGCCATCACCAAGAATTGTTACTGTTGGAGCGGAAGTATATCCGCTACCACCATAAGAAAGTGTCGTTGCGGTTGGATCATCAGGATCAATTGCAATGCTATAGATCTTACCCTTGATCGTCGAGGTTGCAGCATTTTGAAACTCAAGACGTGCAGTATCATCGGTATCGATTGTTCCAAATTCGCCCACCGTCGTAGCATTATTGAGTGTAATGCTTGAAATTGTTTTTCCGCCAGCTCCAACAATTGCTTCAGTGACTGTGAAAGTACCTCTTACGTTATATACTATTAGCGTATTTGAATTGACAGAAAATACTTTTGCAGTAGCACCAGATGTTGCACCAACAATAGTATCGTTTACAGATGGAACTGTTCCGCTACCAGTTAAAACAATCGTACTTCCTCCAACAATTGTTTTAATTGGAATATAATTGTTTGTCAAGAACTTTGCTGCTTCTGTAGCACTAACTTTATACATATACTTCCAGATATAACCATCTGCGTATTCGACGGGGTCTCCGGTAAGCACTCCTCCTGGAGTAGTTGGATTATGAGTTGGCTTTACTGTAGAAGTAATTAAAGCTCCAGTAGGGCCATACGGAGCGTAAAGACACTTGTATACTGTAAATGAATCAGTTAGTACGTAAAAAGGATTGTCGTTTCCGCGGTCAAAGATAGTAGGATCATTATCGTCCCACGCGGAATACCGTGTTCCTGAAACCCAATTATAACGAGGAATCAGGTTGATAACATCAGTGCCTGTGATGCTCTTCAAAGCAATCATATTACGATCAGCATCCTGGGTTGTCAGAAGTGAGTCGACTGGATTACCACTGTTTGGCGCAACATCAGTTGTGCCTGTAAGCGATGTTGACCACTTGTCAGACTTTCCGATGAAAAGATATACGTTCTCGGAGTCGGACGTGATGTTGTTCTTGAAGTTCTTCGCGTTTAGATTGCGAAAGTCTGATGTGATAATGGCTGACATAGTGACTTAGAAATTGCGTTTTAGAATTACCGCTCCGGTATTGTAGTAAGGAATGACGTTATTTATAGAGTCCTGGATAGTGTATTGAATGAAACGATCTATCGGGTTTTCGTTGATAAACTTCGTGGATTCTAATCTTCGCAGAGTAACAAACTGCAACCCAGGATTTTGTCCTTCAAACTGAAGTATAAGCTTGACAGCATACTCTGCCAATGCTTTCATATTCTGATAGTTTAGAATAGAATCGCCATCAGGATTAACAGTGATATAATCTGCATAAGCAAGTTCAAGCAGATAGACAAGGTCGGCAGCAGAAATCAATCCGGGCTGGTTAAGTGGCATTCTGCTATTCAGCTTTTCTGTTAGTTTCTGAATTGCTTCGAGTACAAGGAAAATTTGGCCGAAAAATATAAATCCAGAAGGATGTACTAGACGATTAAAAGGATCTTTCCATGCATCAACATTCAAACCCGTCTTTACTACATATGAATATCTTTGATAATAATACGAATCGTGTAGTTTCTTAATGTTAGACGTAAATCCATTTGCATCAGAGTATTGAGAAGCTGATAGCGAAACTCCGCTGATTGATGTAGAAGATACTGTTTGATCGACACCTACTATATAAGTACCCACTCCACCCGTAGTCGATGGTCCAAATTGTTTGATTGTTGTTCCCGGTAAAACTCTACCACCATAAATCTTCGATCCAATTGTGACAGCGCCGGATTTTATGCCGCTAACAGTCAGTATTGCTCCGGATATACTACCAGTAAATTCTGCCCCAGACGCAGAAATAGTTGTAGAATTAATAATCTGAGTTAAAGTAGTTGAACTTACGGTTTGGCTAGAATTGACGATATACGTTCCAATTCCTCCAGCGCCAGTTGTAGTTTTGGTTATTGTTGCAGTACCCAGATTGGCAGTATACGTTGCTGCAGTAATAGAATTAAAAACTACAAATGTAAAAGTAGTACTATTTGGAATAGATGCAATAGTCCACGTGCCATTTAGTTTTAATTGTTCTACACCTGTAGCTCCAGAAATTGTAATAACATCTCCATTAGTATATCCACTCGTCGAAGCGACTGTTGCAGTTACGGTGGTTGTTCCGTTTGCAATATAATTGCTGATAGCCGTAACGACTGCAGGTGGTTTTACGATAGTTGTACCGGCAGTAACCCCTGTGCCAGTAATCTGCGTACCTATTTCAATATCCGAAGAACCAACGCCCATCGAAGTAACTGTTAGCGTTGTTCCAGAAATCGATCCTGTAAAAGTGCTAGGTATCCATACCAAAGTATAAGTTCCTACACCACCGGTACCAGTGCCTAATTGAGAAATTTTTACGTTTGATGTAATTCCTGAGCCGGACAGAACCATTCCTATTGCTATTGTGCCAGATTGTACTGCAGTAACAGTCAAAGTATTTCCCGAAATAGATCCGGTAAAATAAGCACCAGAACTATTCATTGGCGTCTTGCCGATGTTTTGGCTTACGCCAACTGAATATGTTCCAGTATATCCTGTGCCAGTTCCTAAACCATTAATGATTGTTCCAGGAGCAATTCCAGCTCCGGTAATCAATACATCCTCATCCAACGATCCAGATTCGACAGATGATACAGTAAGTGTAGTGCCTGCAATAGATCCGGTAAAATTACTATTAACTGAAGTCCAATTACCAGATGATGGCTTAAAAGTATCGTTAAAAGGATAATATACTTCGGCGCTTTGTTGAAATATAATTCTAAAGAAAAGCTCGATTGAGTTTTCTGAGCCTCTCATTGAATAATACTTTAATAAATTTTTATACAGATTGATAGTATCTGCAGTAAATTTACCTGGAACATTAATTGCTGTTTCGCGTTGCAGCACCTCGAGATATCGATTTGTTGCTCTATCGATATCTCGTTCTTCCATAATACGATTAATCTCAAAACTTGGATTATCGTAAATGTTTTGAATAGTAGAAATATTTCTAGTACAATTTGATTCTGTGCCAACTAAAGCTTCTCCACGAACAAACTCTCCATCGGCGTTATGCACCAATAGAATATTATTCTCAAACTTAGCAACAGTTGCAGTAATAATACCACCAACAGAAGTATTCATTTCTACTTCTTCGCCAATAGTATATTGGCCTATTCCAGCCTGAACTGTAATAAAAAACGAAGTTTTACCATCTCGATTTACAAGGTCATAATAGTCCTTTAGAAATTGTACTAGCACTGCTGATTTTTCGCGCAGTGCATCAGGTATAAGAGTCTCAACTCTTATTGCTTCTTTTGTTTTCTTTTTAGCACTAACTGTCGACTCAACGTAGGACATAATTAGCGATGTCGAGGTGTCGTGGTATATGAACTTGTTCCTGCTGCGCCTGAAACAGCGATTGCATCGATTTCAGCTTTTACAGTAACATACGCCTGATTGATTTCTAGTAGCTGATTTCTTTTGGGAGCAATGTCAAACGAGTTTGGTAAAGCAATAATTCTAATATCTGGAGGATTCACGTTTACAGTTGTGTAGTCTACTGTAAAACGATTTAACACTACTCTACCAATAGTAGAATATATTCTGCCAGCATTTGCTATTTTCTTGCGGTTACCTTCTATTACTCTGTAAATATAGACATTTCTGTCAGTTGTACCGACAATTGGCTCATCACCGAAAAAGTGTTCCAGACCACCCATCATAAAGCCTGATGAAGAAAGAACAGCGCTTGTCGATGTTGTCGTGTATGTTGGCACTGGAAAATCAAGTGTAAATGAATTCATCAGACCATTTGCTTTTGGTGTGATCCACTTAAACATATATGGCCGAGCTACCGAATTTAGAATTGATGGTTCAGAACTATCAATCGATCCTAGAAACTGAGAGAAACGAAATACACCGTCAAACTTCTGCAAGTTCTGGTCATTGTAGTTACGGATGATATCACGAACATAAGATTCCAATGCAGCAGTTGTTTTATCAGTCAAATTTGAATTATACTTGATAAATGTTTCAATTTCAAGATAAGTAAATTCTGGATCAATGATTACTGGTTCAATTGATACAACGTTCTTACCCTTTAAGATACTATCTGTGATTTGCAGCTTTTCTGCAGTGTTAAGAAAATCTTTGCCAGATGGCTTGATTGCAATATACACTTTACCGTAATTTGGTTCAGGATCTGATTCACCGCCCCAAACAGAAATAGCATCAATTCCTCCAAACTCGCGCAGAATAATTGCGCGATAATCTTCAGCAGTCACAGCACGATTTTGCGTGATAAATGCCAGTGGAGAATTATAACGAATCGATTCCGTGCTTTCCTTTTCTGCACCACCATACGAATTTGTTAGAGTAGTTACTACAGCGCTATTTACTGGAATCGTTGCTGTTGCACCGGTCGTTGATCCAGGTATTCCGTATGTAAATGCTTGCGCGGATTGAAAATTGGCAGCACCGTTTGCAATCCTGCCATTTGTATAAACGTACTCGATCTCAACAATATTATTTGATCCAGGCTTAATACCTAAATTATTATCGCCAAAATATACTTCATATCGGCCATCGGCATTTTCCTGAAGGAAATAAACCTTTGAGGTGTTATTTAGACCAATCAGAGTACTAAACTGCGTATAAATTGAAAATTCCTCGCCGTCGTTGACGCGAACTCTCATTGTAGTAGAATCTACAGTAGTATCAGGAATTTCATATTTCTGATTCTCAATCAATTCATCTACACGATAAAGCATTTTCTTTAACGTACCCTGCTTAAGAACTACGTTAGTAAATGTGTAAGTATTCGTCGTTGTGTTTAAAGGAACAGCTGGTTTTGGTTCCAATACTACAAATGTATACTTAGATGAGTCAACAACTGTGCTGAACTTGTGTCCTCTATCAAGCGTTAAAAATGGCGGAGGATTAGATGTTGGCGCTGTTACTACTACATTCACGACTGCAGTAGATGCAATGGTGGAACGTGGAACATATCCCAGAAGTTTAGCGTGAGAAACAACGTTACCGCGCAATTGTGCAGAATCCAAGAATGCTTCGTTCAGCGCTAGATGTGCCGTGACGGCATTGTAGTGCGTATTATACGCTAGAACGTCGAGTAAAATTGACAGGCCAGATCCATCAAAGTCCCAGTCGTTATACTTGCTTTGATTCTTGAAGTGTGACTTGATCGACTCTTTAAGTGTCGTGAAGTCGAGTTCTGAGACATTGATCTGTGCCATAGGTAGAAAGTATTAGCGGATTCTCTTAAGGTAAAGAGTTATATCCACTCTTTGATCGATTGCGATGACGCGAAAGCCGATATTGATATTGTATGCGTTTCTGTCAGAATTATCCAAAATCTCTACAACCACGCTGTCAGCACGCGGCTCAAACTTTTTAATTACGCGCTTGATTTCCTCGCGCATTGCCGACATAGTAAAATTGTCAGCAGGCTCAAATAGTAGCGCAGATACATTTGACCCTAGCGCAGGCTGAAAAGGCCGATCATAGAAATTGCTTAAGATAAGATTCTTGATTGAGTTCTTAACCGCATCAATGTCAACCAGTGGCACGATATCGCGGAAATTCAGATTTAGAGCAAGTGAGAGATCTAGGTCAGAATACAACCGTTTCTTCGATACGACTGATGATCGACGGCTGACGTAAAGCTCGTTTACGTTATAGTCTGAAATTGCGGAGCTCATGCTTCAGCTATTTATCAAAATTTTTGAGAATTAATCTATTGAATCGTTTTGCATATACCGAGCATAAGGAGCAACTGTAGTCTCTTGTCCTTCTAGTATCGCGTCGATTTCATCAAGTTTACCAGCAAGTGCTGAATCTTCTGGATACTCAGAATCAGCAACGATATTTTCTCTATATGTGTTTAAGTTTTCCTCGGGTAATACACCGCCAACTGCAGCAGTTTTGCGGTCTGCATATGTCAATACTTTGTTACGCTCGCGAGGATCAGTAATCGTTTTTGCGATATCGTGTATCTTAGATGAAACATTAGTAGTATACTTTCTTACTTCTGAAAAGGACGTGCCGGATGCTCCTGTTGTCGTTTTCTTTGTATTATCGACTATACTATTTACCAACGATTCTGCTTCTGTTGGGTTTGTATTAGGAATGATAGCAGATAGCGATCCTAGCTTTACTTTGCCCGTTAGCGGATTAAGATTAAAGTTTGGAGCATCGGTGCAATAATTGAATATTGCTTTCGGATCATTTGAAATTGCTTGTGCCTGAGAAACTAATGAAGTAAGGCCTTTTACCGATCCAGACCACTTTTCAATAAACTGGGCAATTTGTACTGGATTCTTAGATGTAGATATTGCTTTAAGTTCTGATTGAAACGATGATACTGTTTCTTGTATTGCCTTAACGTCGTTCATCACGCTATTTACTTCAGGTATTAAGCCCAGAAGTGTCGCGGTTGCTGCTTTCTTGTTCTTCAGCAATTCCTTAATTTGCTTCTTTGCTTGAGTAACCTGCGTCAGCGCTGCATTGGCATCGCAGAGGAGCTTGGGCGGCGCAGGAATCTGTGGAACCTGAATCGGAGTCGATGGTATATCTGGAATTTTAATTGGCATATTATTGCGGCAGGCCAGTTAATCCTAATCCAGTCTGAACACCAACGTGCTTGTGAGTTGTCAGTGAAATTGATGTTGGGCCAGCGGTGACATTTGATGTTGCTGCAAGCACGCCAGTAACGTTGACGTTATTACCAATATTCGTGACAGAAGCAGTAATACTTTGTGTACCGCTAATTGACATCGTTTGAGTGCCGCTGACATTCGTGGATTGATTACCGCCAATTGTTTCGGATACTGCACCAGTAACATTTACTGTTTGCGCTGCGCCAAATGTCTGCGTGACGTTCCCAGTAATATCCATTTCTAACGTTGACGCTGAGCTCAACGACATAAACTCATTTGATACTACAATTAAGTGACCTGTTGTAGTACATTCAAAGTGTGAGCCAGTATACTCCTGCCGTTCTCCAATTACGATATGGCCATCATTTCCGTTGACAAGAACATCTGAGTTTCCTGCAATCGTTTCGTCTTTATTTCCGTCTCGAATGATAGTAGTATTTCCACCGATGCGCGAAATTCTGTCATTGATGACGTTTGATGCATAATCCTGACCAATTTCGATATGCTCAGATTGACCGATCTTTGATTGGCGTGTACCCTTAATATATTCTGTCTTGTTGCCTTCCACCTCAATGTGGTAATTACCCTTGATCAGTTGTCTTAGGTCACCATCGACAGTAATATTTGCTGAGCCTTTAATGTAGATATTATCGTTCCCCAGCACAACTACATAATTGTCGCCCACGATAGTTGTGGTCTTATCGCCTGCATTATTGATCTCTGTATATGTACCAGAACGATGCATCTCCATAATGCGGCCATAGTATGGAGTATCATCGATCTCTCGAACATGCCCAGATTCAGAATGATAGACATGGTTCATTGGATAGACAGGATTTGCTACCTGATCTACATCCCATACACTCCAGGTCTTTCTTTCATAATAGCTATCTGCTCCAGCAGGAACAACTGACTCAACCTTAGGCGGAATAGCGGTTTCAATATCCTCCTGACGTAAATCGTTTCTGATAACATATGCAGGAGCATCTTTATATACTGAACGCGCTTCCTGTGGCATATCTGGCTCGCCAATTAGCGCGGGCAACGGATACTTACCATCCGGATCAGCAAATCCTTTCGTGGTATCTGCCTCGCTAGAAATAGAAGGAATAGTACCTAGCACGATTGGATCTTGCGCAGAAGGTCCGTCGCGAAAGAATCCAACAACCCACGATCCCTGTAGAATACCGGTTGCGGAGTAACCAATTCCAGACATGGAGGCTGACTGAATCGGTGTCATCACGACCGCCCATGGAAGATCTTCTGTAGCAATTTCATCTTTGCTTTCGGAATGATATCCAAAGCAACGAACTCGTACTCGACCCATTTCTTTTGGATCAAGGATATCTTCGACTACTCCAGTAAACCAAGAAAACTGCCCGCCTACAAAATGGTCAATCGTATTCATCGTATTCTTCAAAAATATAAGAGAAGGTATCCTTCTTTACTCTAATCTGCATATAGTACTCATTGCCAAACGAATGTTTGATTCCGCTAACAATGTAACGCCCAGATAGAAACTCATCCTTTGATTGACTCCCACGAGCTTTATCCTCGCGCATTTCTACATCTGGATCCTGTGCTTTTACTAGCTGAAGATTTACACACTTGCCCGAGCGCATTAGTGCGTCACCATATAACTGCAGCTCGTGTATGATAGAATCAAGATTCTCGATATAAGATCCGGCTTTGTTTAACACATTACCGACAGTTGGCTGATGATAATTGTATTCACCGCTTTCTTCGTCAAACGCAAGAGTATTCAGCGAAACAAAGTTTACCTTAGCTTCTTCATACTCATTCAATGATCGCTCGTTTTCGCTTAGCTTAAATTGCGTGGAAATTGATTTGCCCCTATCAATCCAAACCATCGAGTCAAACTCGCCGACGTAATCGAAGATATCATCTCGGTATGTTTTCTTTGCAATGTCAGTATAGCGCGTCTTTGAGGAGTATGCGCCCTGAGATCCTGGCACAAACTTCGAAAGCTGTATATTTGATGATATATTTAGAATGCGCGAGGACATCTGCAGATAAGACTGAGTATAGTCATCGATAAGTTCATTCGTGAAGAACTTACCCTCTCGATACTCACGATGTGGACTATTTGCTGAAGATACAAAGTCAGAGTATGACTGTATCATTAGCTTATCTGATAGTGTTTCGTAGCAAAAAATTGGCGCAGAATTCTCATCAAAGCTACGACGCAATATCCATGCAATTGCGCTCAGTGGATCAAGATATGGAATAATGACACGCATCTGCGGAGATGCTGCACTCGATACAATTATCTTGCTCTCATCATAGCCCAGATCGTCTATTAGAATGTTTTTAATAATATTAACTGCAGTATCATTATATGCACGAGATATCTTTTTGAACTTGGCTAGATATGCATGGACAGATACACCACGAATTACAAATGCCTGAGAACGGTTATTAGATGCCTTTGCATATACTGGATACTCAGTTGCTACAAAGGTGTGCTCAATTGTAACTTCATCTAATGTGCTAAGTTCAGGAAAAATATCTTCCTGATATTCGTTCTTCGAGAATGATACTAGAATCTTTTCTTGCCCAGATATCTGATATTCCTCAATGAAGTTAACATCATCTCTGACATTCATTTCAAGTGTCAGAAATGGAGAATATATGCTTTCGGTGATGAAAAAATCTGTAACTAAACCAGCAATATCTACTTCTCTTCCGCCGTGATTAGTTAGTATAATCTTATTGATCCGATAAGCTGCAGGATTAACACCTGCTGACCTACCAGGAGAAAGATTGACATTAGTTAGCATTGATCAGAGTGCGATATTGGTGCGCAAACTGATTGATGAGCGATGGCTTAATAATTCTAATGTCAGCACGCGCATCATTCAGATTACTCTCATATTCATAGTTAGAAATAGCAGTAAGAGGCCCTAAGTTTTCTACTTTTCCTTCCGTTTCGTCTGGGTCAAAATAATATGGATCGTATGTCAAATTACCTTCTGAATCTTCGTAATGATGAACCGCATTTCTAAATTCGGTCCATTGCTCAATTGACATTTCGTTTTTATCACTCTTAATCTTGCCGGTTGCTACAAATGGCGTTAGATGCGATCCCGAAGTTTTTACTATATCTCCTTTAATTATAAGCTGATATAATTGAGGATTTCTAGCATACACTACTCCACCAGTTGAAGTTGTGATGCTTGTATTAGTTCCTTCAGGTACGTGAGTTGCAATCACTGGCGTGCCAATGGGGAATTCATCTGCAAGTGTTGTAGTCTCAAGGCGCTCGCCGTCTTCATTTACTCTAACATTCACCTTAGAACTAATAGCATAGCCATCATATTCTTCTTTCATATAATCTTCAAATGCTTCTGGAGACAATGGCCAAGTTGCTATTCCACACTTTAAATGGTCGTTGATGACAAAGAATGTCCAATAATATTCCGGCGTTCCATACAGCTTCATTGATACTACATCAGGCCGTTCACCATTTTGAACTCTATAATACGAATACACTGAAACGTCATCTAACAATTTAATATCTCCGGTGACGTATCTGAAGAAGTCGGTAATCTCGTAGTTGACTCCTCGATTAAAGAAGTCGTACTGAGTTTTAGGAAACTGTCTGAAGAATGACATATGCTTTAAGATGAATAGTCTGCAAGCTTGTAAAGGTCATCACGAGTAAGAGCCTTTGCCTCTTCAAATCGTACAGTAATATCTACTTCAACTGGCGAACCATCGGCATGGAATAGATTTGATCCTGCATTATAAGTCGAATTTACTGCTGTCAAAAAGCATTCATCGTAAATTCTAGGAATATGAGTATTTTCTAAACCATCTATATTATAGAATTTAATTGACCACGTAGGAGGAAAGTTAAGAATTGCGCCGCCCAACTCGGTGCTTGGATAAATGTTCAGGCGAAAGATTGTGTTGATATCGCGTATAAGTGCAGCATCTCTTTCGTTCTTAGCCATCATCTTAAATGCAAACTCAAATGAACGAATCGACATTCCTTGAAACGACGTTCTTTTATTAGGAGACATTAGTCTCCCAGTACCAAGTGTGAGCGCGTCGGCAGTCTTTTGATATCCTTTTGCTTTTGCGAGAATTGATGCGCCAATACCGGCTGCAATACCCACGCTTTTTCCTAATCCCTGACTTGCTGTGGGGCCCATGCCTTTGTCTGGTTCAATTCCCAACAAGCCAAGATCAACTGACGAGTATTCTGCCTGATCCGAAAACGTAAGACCTGCAGGAATTGGAAAGTAAATATACGTAGATCCAGTTCTGAATGCCATATGAGGATAACCCGCAGAATTGTTTCTCATATGTGATGGAAAAACAAGCAGGCCGCCTGATCCTGCTGTAGTATATCGTTCGATATTTCTGACAGCACGTGCCTCAGCAGTTACTCGCGCGCCCGATGTCTCCAACATATTTGTGGCTGCAGCCGCAATATTTCGCAAACTAGATTCGGAATTGGAGGGCATAAATAGTTAGAAGACTCGAGGAATCAAACTATTTATATGTCTTACAAGGGTAAATTCTCACCGCAGAATCCATCAAAGTATCGAGGCGATATTGGTAATATCGTATACCGATCTTTGTGGGAAAGACAGCTGTTTCGCTGGCTAGATTCAGCAGATTTTGTAAAGACATGGTCATCAGAGGAAGTAATCGTGCCATACCGCTGTAAGACAGATGGCCGCGTTCACCGTTACTTTGTCGATGCAAAGATTGAGTTTACTGATGGTCGAATTTTACTTGTTGAAATCAAACCCAAGAAAGAATCTCAACCACCTAAGAACCCAGGTAAGAAAACGCGCAAGTATATTACCGAGGTAATGACATATGCTAAGAACATCAGTAAGTGGGAAGCCGCAAATGCTTATGCGCTTGACAGAGGATGGAAGTTTGAGGTATGGACTGAGGAAACACTGAAGGGACTGGGGATCAAAATACTTTGAGGATGGGCTATAAATAGATGCCACGATGCCATCGCTATTCTCATCGCTTCGCCAGGAGCTTCAGGGCACTGGTTATGCTGCTCGCTCAAAGGAGGCGAGAGACTGGTTCGTAGAAAGAGTCAAAGAACTAAACGGGCGCATCAACCGCAACAAGTTACTTAGAGACACAGAGGTGAAACAACAGAATCTCCCAAAATGGGGATTTATGTATATGTTCCTCTATGATGCGAAGCACAAAGAAACGCTGCCATACTTTGACAGGTTTCCGCTTGTGATTATGCTTGCGCCAGCACCTGGTGGATTTCTGGGGATGAATCTGCATTACTTACATCCGCGCATCCGTGCAATATTTCTAGATCGTCTGCTTGAAACAATTTCTGATGATACGCTGACAGAGCGAACTCGGTTAAGAGTTCGATATGAATTGCTTAATAGAGCAAGAAAGATGCGCTATTTTGCTCCATGTTTAAAGCATTATCTGTTTGAGCAGATGAAATCGCGCCCAGCACAGATCATGGCTCCGGACTGGGAAACCGCAATCTTTCTGCCAACAGAACATTTCAAGGGTGCTCAAAAGACTGTTGTCTGGAGAGACTCTAAGTCAATTTACCAAAAGGCATAATCATGGCGCTGAATTCAATAGAAGATTTAAAGGCAGCTATTTCGCGAGGAAACGGTCTTGCTGTCACGAATCGGTTTAACGTCATAATGACTCCGCCGAGGAATATCAATTCGATTGCCCAAGAATTTACTATCCTTTGTGAAAATGCAAGTTTCCCAGGAAAGCAAATACTGACTGCTGATTACGGATTATTGCGGCAAACAGAAAAAATGCCAACTGGTTATATGAACGAGGAAGTGGTATTTACGTTCTTGCTAACAAATCAATATTCGATGAAAAGAATATTTGAATCATGGCTTGATACTGTATTAGACATGAATCGGTATAGAGTAGCATATAAGAATGATTATGCAACAGATATCATCATTCAGCAACTCGACAAAGAAAATTCTATTGTTTACGAAGTAAAGCTAAAAGAAGCATTTCCAATTACTGTAAGCTCAATCGGCTTCGATAATGCTGCAGAGAATTCAGTGCAGAAAATGACAGTTACCATGGCATTTACTGATTATGAAGTGAATTGAATTTAACCCGTAATTATTATGGCATTACCAAAAATCGATATACCAAAGTATGAAGTGAAGATTCCGTCAACCGGAAAGACGGTTATGTACCGTCCTTATCTGGTCAAGGAAGAGAAGATACTTATGATCGCGCTCGAGTCAAAGAATAACTCGCAGATCATGACTGCAATGAAGGACATTGTTTCTTCTTGCACTTTCAATAAAATTGATCCTGACAAGCTTTGCACGTTTGATCTGGAATACCTGTTCCTCAAGTTGCGTTCTAAGTCCGTTGGTGAAGTTTCTCGTGTGGGCATCAAGTGCAAACACTGTGAGGCCGTCAATAAGATTGAGATCAATCTCGATGAGGTACAAGTGCTGTTTCCTGAAAAGGTCGAAAAGAAGATTCAGCTAAATGACGAAGTCGGTATCACGCTGAACTATCCAAAGGCTGATTTCCTTTCTGACCAAGATGGAAAGCTTACACCAGAAACAATCACTAGTGTCATTATTGCTTGTATCGATACGATCTACGATAAGGACGGAGTATATCACGCAGCAGAGCATAAGCGTGAAGAACTTGCTGAATTCGTAGACTCGCTGAATCAGGCACAATTTCTGAAGATTCAGGAATTCATTTCCAGCATGCCTAAGCTACAAATGGACATCAAGTTCAAATGCGAAAAGTGCAAGAAGGAAAACGAATTTGAGATCTCAGGTTTGCAGAATTTTTTCAACTAGCCCTCTCTCACGACAATCTTCTGAACTACTATCAGACTAATTTTGCAATGATGCAGCATCACCACTACAGTTTAACTGAGCTTGAGGATATGCTGCCATGGGAGAGGGAAATCTACGTTCACCTGCTATCGGAACACGTTAAGCAGGAAAACGAAAGAATTCAAAAGCTCAATTCTAAAAAGTAAACTACGATGGACGAGACAAAAAAGACAACAGATCCAATAGTATCATCGCCCGATGTTACAGCCTCGTCCATCACGCCCACCGCTGCGCCCGTAGCAGAAACAAGATCAGCATCAACCAAGAAAGCGCCTGCTGCAAAGAAACGCGGATCAGCAACATCAAGCAAGGCAGCTAAGTCATCAAGCGATGGGTTAAAGAAGTTAACAGAAAAGATGGAAAAGCTCCGTATTGAGATGAATGATGTCTCAACATGGACTGAAATGATAGCGACAGACATTTCTGATTTCTTGGCAAAGACTGGGCCAGCGACTATTCCTATCGCTGCAGCAGCAGTTGCAGCCCCAGCAGCCGAAGAAAAAGAAGAATCTAAACTTGACGTTGGAATGTTCAATGAAATATTGAACTGCCTGATAGAAATCAAAGGTACATCATTTGCTACATCTTCGATAGTAATTGATCTTTATCGACCAATTATAGCAATCGCTAATGACATCGGCCACATTACCAATATGATGGCGCAGGATCTAGAATTAGCAGATGCTCGTCGCCAGCAAGAAGAAGAAAATCGGCGCGAATTCATGGCGCTGCTTGAAAAAATAACAAAGCGTCCACCAGAAAAAGAAAAGAAAGATAAGGACAAAGACGAGGATGGTAAATTAGGTCTGATGGGTTGGGTTGCTGGATTGCTAGGCGCAGCAAGTGGTTTCATCGTTGGGCTTGCAAAGGAACTAGGCGCTATCTTCAAAAACATCATCAAGATGGTGAAGGAGTCAAAGCTCGGACAAGCAATTGGTAGATTCATCGATAATCTGGGGAAAGCGTTTGAACGTGCATGGAGCAGAATCAAAGCGCTTCCTAGACTGATTGCATCTAAATTGCCTGAGATGTTTTCGCGCTTAGGGCAGAATATAGCTACTGCGTTTGAAAACTTTATGAAGATAGGCGAAAGAATGATCTCTAAGTTTAGAGCATATATTCGTCTGATATCTGACAATCCTATCTTTAGAGCTGTCGAAAAGACAGTTGCTAAAGTTGGAACACTGTTAAGCGCTGTAGGAAATAAGATTACTGCAGCAGTCAATGGCGTCAAGAATTTCTTCGTGTTCGTGGCGGATGCATTTAAGCCAGTTAAGGAAGCATTCGCAAATGTCGTATCGAAGTTTGATGCTGTCAAGAATCTGGTAAAAGGTGCTGATGCTGCTGGTGATTCGATTGGTATCATCGGCAAGGCGCTCAATACTCTAAAAGGAATCTGGGGCGCGATCACAAAGCCGTTTAAGGTATTCTTTCAGCTTGGTGAAGCACTCGGATCGCTTGCAGGAAAGGTGTTCGGATTCCTAGGCAAGCTTGCAGCCAAGTTATTCTTGCCGCTAACAATCATTATGGGAATCTGGGACTTCTTTAAAGGATTCAGCGAAAAGGAAGGCAGCATCGCTGACAAGTTTAAAGAAGGTATGGTTGGATTAGTCAACGGCCTAATCGGATGGATGGTCGATATACCAAAAAGCATCATCAGCTGGATTGCAGGCAAACTTGGATTTAAAGAAATTGAAAAAGAACTTGATATGTTCAACTTTAAGGACTTCATTAGAGAGTTCATAAACGTCGGACAAGAAATGTTTGAAGGTATATTCAATTTCTTTATGAACACGTTGCCAGAATTAGTCGGTAAAATAACCGATGTAATCTCTGGTTACTTTAAAGAAATATGGGAAGGCTTCAAGGGCATATTCGTGGGATTAAAGGATATGCTACTTGGTAAGATTGATTTCGTAGACTTCTTCAAGAGTATTGTCGCTGGATTGATAAAGGTATTACTTGCACCAGTCAATTCGCTTGGCAAACTTGTAGGATTTGATATCACGAAGAAAGCATTGGATATGCTTGGCCTGGGCGGCGAGGCATCTGCTACTGGCGGCGGTAGTGCTGCTGCCACGCCCACATCTTCTACTCCCCCTTCAGAATCCGGGTCACCAGCACTAGATCGTATCGATGCATATGCGAGCACTCTTAAGCCAACAACTGCACTTGATAAGCGCTTGGCAATGGAAAGCATTACACCGATGGCTAATGTAACTGGTGCTTCTTTAAATGAAACGTCTCAATCAACTCAGGCGATGAAGGATGCTGCAAGTGTCGCAAATAATACATCAGTTGTAGATGCAAGTAGCCGCACCAACGTAACGAACAACAATCAGTCTGTTACTTACGGCGGTGGTCTGTCAATTCCTGATAGAACTGGAATGATCTTCAAAGCATCACCTTACGGAATATAATCTATGTACCAATACAAATGCAGAATCAATAAGGTCCTCGATGGTGACACAGTCGATATCGATCTGGATTTAGGCTTCAATATTGTGCTCGCAAATCAGCGAGTTCGTATGCTGGGAGTGGATACTCCTGAATCGCGCACAGCCGATAAGGAAGAAAAAGTACGCGGCACACTTTCTAAAAAGAAATTAGGCGAAAAGCTACCTATTGGATCTTGGGTCAAGATTAATACGCAACGGGATGATGGCAACGACGATAAGTTTGGCCGTATTCTCGGCGAGTTTATTTTAGATGACGGCACTAATGTCAATAAATGGCTAATCGAGAATAACTATGCGGTTCCTTATCAAGGCGAGAATAAAGAACTCGTTCAGGAAGGTCATCAGGCAAACAAGAAAAAGCTAATCGAGCGCGGCGAATTGCCGAAAGACTTGTAACTAAAAAAAGCGGCCTTTCGACCGCTCTTCGTTTGAGACGCTAGACTGAGAAAACTATTAGTCTTCCTTCGCGAGCTTCGCGAAGTAACTCAGTGTATCCTCGTCACCAGCTTCCTCATCAGCCTCAACAGCTGCCTTGCGGGCAGGCATCGGAGCAGCCTCAGCAGAGGCACGACGCGGAGCAGGCGCTGTCTCATCGAGCTGAGTACGTTCCGCAGTGGTGAGCACTTGGCCCGATTCACCCAGAACATCCATCAGCTTGCGTGACAGCTCGTCATATGACTTGTAGTTCTTCGGATCGATGAACTCAGCAAGCGAGTGCAGCTGATTGTAGACTGTTTCCAGCTTACCTTCATCACCTCCGAACAATGGAGTAGGAGCAGCAAACTCAGACTTGTCGTAGTTGCGGTATCCCTCAACGTTGCGGATCTTGAGCTTGAAGTCAGCACCCTCCCAGAAGTCAAACGGATTGACGGGTTTCTCGTCTTGGAACTGCGGCTGCATCAAGTCGAGGATCTTATCAAAGATCTTCTTGCCAAACTTGAAGCGAAATACCTTGCCGTCGTTATTCGGATTAGACGGGTCGGAGATCACCAAGATGTTGGCGACATAATGCAGACGACGCTTGCGCTCACGGACGAGTTCCTTATCGGAATCAAGTCCGGAATTCCAAAGCTTCGAATTGAGCTCAGCAACCGGATCCTTCTGACCGATAGATGTCAGAGAGTTCTCAATATACCACTTGCCCGTGGGACCCTTGAAGCCATGGTTCCAATAACGGACCCAGGGAAGTTCCTCGCCCTTCGGCGCAGGAAGAAAGCGGATCACGGCATAACCGTTACCAGCCTTGTCAACAGTCGGGCTCCAGAGCGTGTCGTCCTTATAGGACTTTTCACCGCCGCCATTGCCAGCGGCTTTAGCAGCCTGCGATTGCAGGTGCGCGATTTGGTTTGCGGAGCGATTCTTTTTTAGGTCAGCGAATGACATAGTATTTTAGTGTATGATTGCGTATGGTATTGTATGTTAGCGTCCTCCGTTTGCAAACCTTTTCAGCACAATAGACTTGCACTTACTAATGTCTACGTTTTGACGGAGAAAGGGCCGGTATTTTCGGATTGACTTCTCAAATTCTGGCCAGAAGATCGTCTCTGTTACGTTCTGATGCTTCATAAAATTGAGTAGCTCATCAAAGACAGTTATTGTCTCTTTTGAGATTTCGTTTTCACCGAAAAGCTTGACTATTTTAGGATGATTCGTGCCATCGCGAGCAAATAATTGATCGAATGTCAGCGAGTTCTTCTCACAATAGTCAGCGAGTTTGTCGACCTCACTTGTAAAGAAGTACGTGAACGAGTCTCGCTTTTTGAGCCAGTCTCGGTATACTTCTTCACCCGTGTTATCGAGCAGGTTGCCTGCCCAGGTGCTGCGTCCCCATTTAGAGAAGTTAGCAACTAGGAAGTCAACCAAAGTTTTTTGTTCGGGATACTTCTTAGCCAGCTTGGCGAAGTGAAAGCGATCCCGTCTTTGAAGGAACGACTTCTGGCTAGCAGAAGTTCTAAAGTTGTACTTTAAGGCGTCGTAAGATTCGGACTCAAAGTGCAGCTTCAGCGCAGTATATATCTGATATGCCTCCCAAGGCTGCATTACCTTGTCAGTTGATGCGAAGTCCAGTAGATCTTCTCATACCCATTCTCTTCCTTGTTGAATCCAATGGCGGTTTTCAGCCGTTCAATGAATCCGTTCGGGGTATGGCAGATCATACTGTACTTCGAGAGTTCATTGTATTGCTCCTGAGTGATGACTTTATCAGCCAGAGCCGTATTCAGAAATGCAGTGGTGGCCGCTTGACCGGTCCTCTGCAGATCGTTCTGATCGAGTGTGTAGACCTTCATCATTGAAAACGACGGATCAGGGAGCTACGACGGTACTTGATGCCATTGTGCTTGCGGCCATTGCCAAACGCGCCAGGCGTAACATCAGGATGGCGGCCGCGGCGAGGACGAAACTTCAGTGGAATCTTAGCGGGCGTAGCGGCCAGCGAACCATCGGGATTAGCGGTAATGTTTACGGTTTGTTCTGTGCTCATAAAAAGTTATTCAGCGAGTTAGACTTAGGAAGAAGATTAGATGCCATACCTTCAGCTTCAATCTTAGCTTTAATCGACGGCACGATCAGCTTGCCAATATCGGCAGGATCGATCTGATGCTCATTGCAGATATGTAGCACTGCCTCGATGTAAGTCATCTTCTCAACTTTAACAAGTTCTTCTACTCGTTGAGTTAATGTAGTTTTAGTTAAGATGTTATCTAACATTAGTTGTGATTCCAAGATGATATAATACAGCCTTGATTAAATCTTGTAAAGGATAAAGCTATTAGCTATTAATCTTTCTTATCGAAGACTCGTAGCAGTACTACATCCTCATTGATTCGTACCTTGGGTTTACCTTCCTTCGTAGTCAGCTTTTCCCAGGCCTTTTCAATCTGCTTGGCGGTATTATTCAGCACAACCTCCAGGAATTCGTTAGGCTTTCGCAGACGAGTGCAACGACTATTAGTTTCATCGACGTTCTTGAGCGAGGTTCCCTTGATCGAGAAACCTTCCGCTGACTGAGCAACATAGTCAAGCAGCATACGCTTCTTGGTATTGAATGCTAGCAAACGATATGCACCAACAACTCGTGTCGGATTGATCGATGCAATCTTATACTCGGTGTCTTCTTTGCGGTATTTGAGCTTGGTGATCTGCTTGTCTGCAGACTTAGCACGCTTCTTGCGCGGTGCACGAGTTGCTTTTGCAGCATGGCAGTAACGGCTCAGATCAGCGAGCATCTGTTCTGTCGCATCGATGCGGTCACGCAGCTCAGGCCCTGTCAGATAGCGATAGCCTTCAACCAGATCGGGGTCAGTCTTGTCACGCGCAGCAACCATTTCATCGCGCTGCCGCGTCAGCCAGCGTTCAACGAGCGGGCAAGCTAGGGCGGATAGATCGTGTCCGTTCATCGTCTCATACAGATCGATGCGGCGCACCTTCTGCCCCTTGGTTCGCATCCAGTCATCAAGCAGAACATCAAGATCCATGATGACTGTGCGCTGCGCCTTGGCCTTCAGAAGAAGCATCGGCGAAATAGCTGGCGCAGTATCTACTGCCACAGTATCTGGCTGCTTAGCACGCCGGCCTTCTGCAATCGCTTTGATCAGTGCATCAGAGACAAATGCTGCGTCAGAAGGTTGCTCGTTTTCAAGTTCAGGATGCAGCGCCGGCATACCGCGGTTCATACAGATGCACAACGTGCCAGCAGTAATACCCGGAAGATAGTCGGGCGCAGCTTTTACTGCAGCAATGTCATCCTTAGAATAACTGTTGCGCTCCATCCACTCAAAGACAGCGCCTTTCGTCTGCACCGCATCCAAGTAGTAGTTGTAAAAATTGAATGCGCGAGAACGTTCTTTCTTGAACTTCTCCAGATCCCAACGCTCCCAGCCATCCCAGACAGGCTCGTCACCTGTATACCGAGTGTCGATGGCGCGGATCTTGTAGCTTGTGTTCGGAACTTTTGCTTTGCGCGCCATATTAGATCAGGTTCAGATTTACTTCAAGTGGCGCGGGCGTGTAACCAGTGACAGAATCGACACGGAACGAGCGCCAGCCATCTGAATCAAGATCGTAAGCGCGAATGACATCCAGATTCTCTTTGATCTGCTTTGTGCCCTTCGGATGCTTATCCTCTGGTACGAGAATGTCGTTGAGCGTGCAGCGCATATCTCGCTTAGTTCCATCAACCTTGGTGAATGTCACAACAACCGGATCTCCGGCGCGAAGAACTTTGAGCAACTGCTCGCGAGTGTATTTAGTCTTAGTCATAGTGTAGATCCTGCCATAAACGGCACGGAATGTAAATCAAAAAGTTCTGTCAAATGAGCCTACCTCAATCTGAGTTGAAGTATCTTTTTATGTTAACTAGGCCAACAGTGTCATCTTGTGAACGAAGGCCGAAACGTATATCTTGATCTACTTACTAGAAGTAGGCTCATTTCACAGAACAAAGGTATTTATTCTAGCGAGTTTTTCCAACCTTTGGGCGTGTGGATTGTGCGTTCAGAAACTATCTTAGTGACGCGAACTTTATTGCCATCTTTCATCATTTTCTTGACTGCTTCTCTCATAGAGACAGGATTGACGAATCGGCCAGCTGGCTCCCAACTTGGCTCAGGCCATACTGCGCGCCACTCAAGGCGGTACTCGACTTTAGTTTTTGCTTTCACGGTAAACAATTATTGCCTCGACCGATCGAAAAGATGGCTCAAGATGCAACCATCACGCAATTCTCTTGGTGTCTTACGAGCAGACATCGGAACATCGTTCATGAATTCCAGATAGTGTGCTCGCTCATTTTGCTTCACACTCTTTTCAATTCTAAGTGCAGAGTCAATGTCTGATTGGGGAGGTTGAAGATGTGAGTCGTTCATTGTTTGATTTACAGCGACCGCGAAACTTTGTTCCAGTAGTTCTCGAGGTTCTTCTGCTTGGCGTCGGCCACCGGATTGGCGACTCGCTTCCATGCGCCCGCACCACCGTTCCAGATGAACGCCAATTCCTTGTTGGTCGCATCACGGCCGGTCGTTTTGCTAATGTGTTTAGAGTAATGGCTTAGCACAATCTCGGCAACAGCGCGCGCCTTAGTAGGGTCGAGCATCTCACGATGCGTAAAGTGCTTGCCAGACAGGCGGTTAGCCTCGGCGACAGTAATCGCATGGATCTGAAGAATGCCGAGAGCTTTGCCGGAGTCGCCCACCGCAGCGGCGTTGCCATTTGACTCGACGCGGATCAACGCATCAATCAGACGCGACTGGTCGGCAGCAGCCGCAGCGGTCGTCAGAGCAAGAAGCGCAAGTATCATTTTCATAAGACTATGCTACACACTCTGAGCAAAAAGTAAAGCTATTTAAGTTGCGTAACCCGTTGATAGCCAACAGGCACGCTAAGTTTTTCTAACCCGTTGACTACCAATTAGTTACACCAGTAGGCCTCATCGCCCACAGAGCAGCCGTACGGCGTAGCAATGTCTTCCTTGACGAGAGCACCGTTCATCGCGCTACGCACGTAGTGGTAATCAGTTGCGTTCTTGCCAGCCTTGAGGCGGTCGCGAAGACGCTTGGAGAGATCGGAGATTTTTACAGTGACTTTCTTGTCGTCATTCTTCGCACGACGCGGCACAAGTACGAGCTCCACGCCATTGTTTCGCGTGATGCGATAGCGGACACCATTGTACTTGACAGTCTTCAGTTCGTTTTTCATCATAGCAATATCCTACACAAATGGCTCAAAAAGTACAGGACAGAAAAGTTCGTAACCCGTTGATGCTCAGTAGGACATCTCCCAACGCTCAAAACTCGTGTTAGTTGCAAAAACTTTGTAGAGCAACGCCCAGTCGTCTTCTTTGACGGGCAAGACCGAGCTAGCGATGATCTCGCGCTCGCGAGTTTGTGTCTGTCCAATAACTTGCTTTTCGCGCGGCAAAAACTGAACTACAGTTCGCGTACCGTCAGTCATCCAAGATTTAGAGACAAAGGATGTCACGACATTAGTACGAGCGGCAAGTTGCTTAGCATTCATCATGGCAATATCCTACACAAATGGCTCAAAAAGTACAGGAAAGAAAGTTACGTAAGTAACTGACTATCAGTCGTTCACTATAGTAATCCGAGTACCATCGAAAAGATTGTCGGTATAGCACTTGAATTCGCCGTCCCATCCGTCTTCATACCCAGGCGCATTGGTATCGATCTCGTAGAAACGAGTTTGTCCAGTACGAATAGAAGTAATGGCAAACCGGCTGATGTTCTCGTGACGGTTGCTCAGTATATCACTAATCTTAGCAGTACCGTGAGTACCCTTCCACTTGAATTGATCCGAGGTAAAGTAGTGCAGTTTCATTATCACTACACTACATACCTTGAGCTAAAAGTACAGGAAAGAAAGTTACGTAAGTCGTTGATCTACTTAGATGTCGCTCTGTAGACGCCATCCCACTGTTCGCCCGGGTCATTGTCGCGCAGATACTCGATTCGTTCGATCATCATCTCATAGTATCCAGCCATGAAATCCATCCGAGTAGCAAGGTCTTTTGCCAGTGCAATCGCTTTGTCCCACTGGCGTGCGCGGTAGTATTCCAAGAAATGGTCATGGCTGCTAGAATAGGTACTAGTACCCTTATCGAAAACAGTGTAGATCTTCACGCCTTCTTTCTTGCCTTTCACTGCAATGCAGTCGAGCTCGAGCGTAGGATAGACATCCTTGACCTTCTCTCGTGTCACTGGTCCAAGCACAATTTTGACGCCGTACGGTTTTGACTGACCCTCAAGGCGAGAAGCAAGATTGACGTGGTCGCCTAGACAGGTGTAGTCGAACCGCTGCTCAGATCCCATATTGCCTACGACTACAGTACCAGTGTTAATTCCCAATCCCATACCGAATGCCGGCACACCTTCCCTTGCGATCTCTTCATTGAACGCTTTGAGGCTACCCATCATTTCAAGTCCTGTCTCGACGGCATGGATGGCATGAGAACTATCATCAAGCGGCGCATTCCAAAATGCCATCTGAGCATCACCGATGTACTTGTCAAGTGTGCCTTTCTTTTCAATGATCGAGCGCGTCATTGCAGTCATATAGCGGTTCATAATCTGCGTCAGTCCCTGCACGTTCTTTCCGTAGTGCTCAGAGATCGCGGTGAATCCGCGGACATCAGTGAACATAATCGAGAGCTCGCGTTCCTCGCCACCCAGCTTGAGTGCATCGGGATTCTTCTGCAGCTGTGCGACCTGATCCGGTGAGAGGTATGTCTCGAACTGCTTCTTGATTTGCTGCTTGAGCTTGAATTCCATCACGAAGCGCATAAACAGCGCAGATCCCCAGCTTGCAATCAACGCGCCCACGATCCAGGTATAGTCGGCAAGCATACCCAGATTAAACAGATAGAATCCTGCGCCGATCGGCAGAGCAGCAAGTACAGCAAAGATCAGGCCAGCGATGCCATATCCTAGGTAGCAGATCGTTACCACTGCAATTGCTGCAACTAGCAGACCAGCGCCTAGCTCATACAGATCAAATTCTGCGGGACGTTCGAGACGTGCTTCATCGATCAGCATTTGCAATGCCTGCAGATTAACTTCATATCCATAACTTGTTCCGAGTGGAGTAGCAACAGTATTTGCAAGACCTTCTGCTGTCGGCGCGATAACAACAATCTTTCCTTTTATCGCTGACCAATCTTTTGCGGTGTATGCTACCGATGGAAAGGTATACTTGAAATTGAGCCAGACTCGCGCATTCGCATCGGTTTTGATTGGCGGAATACCAGCAACTCGAATTGCTGAAATACCCGCCTCAGATACTTTAGCTTGATTGCTTGCCTCGCCGCCAAAGACGCGCAGCACTTCAAGTGGTAGAGTAGGATATTTCTCGCCTTTGACCTGAACAATCAGTGGTAAGCGACGTACCACGCCATCAAGTTCGGGTGCTGTTAGTAGCATGCCTACACCTGCAGCTGATTTACCAATGTCACCAACTGGTCCTATTGCCGCTGGATAATCGAATAGCCAATCTTCAGCACCTCCGCCGATTGTTGCAAGACCGCGCGGTACTGGCTCACCTTTGCCCTTTTGTGCAGCCGATTGAGCGATGATGACTGGCGCCTTGCCGAGTTGCTCGACAAATGCAGCATCGCCGCCTAGACGATCTGGTTCTGCAAAAATGATTGGAAGCACAACAGCTGACGCGCCTTCGTCAAATGCCCGCTGAATACCCGCGGCAAGAACATCGCGCTTCCAGGGCCATTGGCCATTTGTTTCTAGCGCGTCTTCATCGATCTCGATCACCGCGATGTTTTCTGCCACACGCTTTTCTTGTAGTCGCTGGTAGTAATCTAAACCTTTTAGGCGTAACACCTCAATCGGATATGGATCCCAGATACGTAGCAAGATTGCTACGACGAGCACACTAAAGCCAACTGCAAGTGTTTTGAGAGTATGTTTCTTCATTTCTTTTGTATTACTTTCACAGATGATTTATCGCCAAAGTTTAGCGGGTATGTTTTAGTACCTGCTGCTGTCGTGACCTCCACTGTCAGACTGGCATTTGCTTTTGTGGTGTAGTACAGGATCTGTCCGCTGTTATCAAGCGAGAGTATAGCATTCACTCCATCTGTAGACCATCCAGGATTTGTTGTCATACTTACCAGAACAGGAGTAACTGGCGCAGCTGGAGCCACTACCTTCTCGATTGCCTGAGCGGCCGCCTGCAATACTGCAGGCTGGATTGCTGCCAATTCTAACTTAGTTTCGACAGGAGCTGGCTCTTCTGTCTGAGCCACTGCTTCAGCAGTTGGTGGCGTATCGACCTGAGAAACCGCAGTCTTATTGTTTTCAGACTTTGTGCTGGCTCCCCTTTTCGGTTTATTATCTTCTTCATTGCTAGATTGATTCTGCTTTTCTTTCTTTTGCTCTTTAACAGCCTGAGACACCTGGCGCGGAGTCTCCACGATGAGCATATTGTTGATCTTTGACTCATCCTGAAAGTCTAGTATCACTGGTACTGTCGGTGCAATCGTGGATGACGCAACGAATGTGGCCTGATACGCCTGATTGAGCATCACAGTTCCGGAGAGATTCGACACTGAGATCTCTCCAACCAACGGAGGTCCTCCGGCCGCCAGTGGCTTTGATGGTAAAAGGACGATCAGACTCTTGCCGTCCTCCGATACCGTCATAGAGAAGTCAGTACCACGCACCGAAACCTTGGCTGTCGGAGTCTGAACCTTGACGTTTTCTCGACTGTTCTTGGCAATGGCTCCGGATGCGTACCTCACAGTGCCGAATGCAGCCTTGACAGACAGTGATCCTTTACCACTCTTTGGATCATAAACGAACTCATCGATCTTGAGCTTCGAGAACTCTGTGACTTGCATCTTAGTATTATCCTCGAACGTGATGGACACACGAGATTTTAAAGTCTCGACTGAGTCATTCATCTCAACTCCAACCTCTACTTTACCTTCAATCTTGTCTTTGCCTCGCACGATCTGCGTAGGGCCAGTGACCTCCATCATCTTTCCGATATAAGCCTTTGCAGACGAAGCAGCCGCTAAAGCTAAAGCAATAGCGGCTGTCTGGCCAAACTTCATAATCTAAAGACTAAATCAATTTCCTGGAGGAGTAATTGAATTTGTAGTCTGTGATGGCCCAGTAGGTCCATTCGTTCCATTTGTAGTCATAATCGGAGCATAACCGGCAGTTGTCTGAACAATCTGCACGTTATTTGTCGATCCAGTCATCGTGTAGTTCAGAGTCTGCTTTTCAAGTCCGGCCTGATAGATTGTCAGGTTGTTGCTTGAGCCTGTAAGCACAACGGTCTGCTCGTGACCAGTTTTTGCAGCAGCGCCTCCTGGGTTTCCGATTTGGGTGGACTTGATGTTATTGGAGTCACCAGTGATCGAGTAGTCCAGGTAGTTGTATTTACCTGAACTAATTCCAAAGCGCAGGTCGTTGGAATTACCTTGAACGTTGAAGATAAGGTCCGAATTGGTGAAGGTAGCCTTAGTGGTATCACTATTCGATGTGTGATCCACCGAGGTATCTCCATTGAGTAAGAACTTGTTTGAGTTTCCATTCAGCAGTATGTTTGCATTGTTGCTGGCGCCGCTGAAGTAATACTGTTGAGTGTTGCTGTTGCCAGTAGCAACTGTCAGTAATTTCAGATTATTGGCGCTAGCAATGGAGAACTTCGTGTCATTACTATTGCCGATTTGGCGCATCTCGAACACGATGTTATCTCCAGTGATGTCACTTTGGGCTGCAGCCGAAGTGCCGATTTTGTTCAGGCTTCCAACCTGAACGAGCGTGGTGTTTCCACCAGTTGTTATTTGATTTATGTATATCTGATTCTGAGCCAGTGCTGTCGCAGCTGAGAGCAGAAGCAGTGTGAGTGCTACGACTGAGGTCTTCATTTGTCGGTTGTGGGTTGGTTGTTAGCTGTGACGAATTTCCATAATCCAGTTTTGGCTCCCTGATATATGATTTCAATCACAGCCTGGTCAATAGCACTGCGAACCGCAATTGTGTTGGGTTCGTTTGCAGTCAGGCCAATTTCCGATTCTGCGGGAGTTACTCCATGCTCATAAAACTTAAAAAGGTTTCCGGAGGTCGCGACACTTGTGATTGTCTTTGTGACAGCCACAGACAGTAGGACCTCGCCAGTTTGAACTGAAATGAATCGAAGCGAAACAGTAACTACATCTTTGCGGTACTGAGTGCTACCAGAGATTCCAAGTAAGCTGGCACCGGCTCCTCCTGTCAGTACGTTAGTGTCGTATCCGATAATCCCGCCTTCTGCGATGATTCCCGCAAAAAGTAGTGGTGATAGTTTTTCGGCCTCTTTACCGAAGAAGGATTCTCGTGTCTGCGCGATCAACTGCCGTTCCTTGATAAGATTGTCCAGAGATGCGCGTTCTAGAACCTGAAACCACTTGCCCTGTCCTGCAATTCTGAGTGCATCGATCAACCATGATTCTGCACCTTGAGTAACGGCCGAAGAAAAGGATGCATACTGATCAACTGTTTTTCTCTGTCCAGTCTTGTCAGCAAATGTATAGACAGCAATCGTGATTCGGCTGCCATCCATTGTTGGCAGAGAATTGAGTTGCTTCTGCAATGGTGACTGTTGAGCCAACGGCGCTTCGATAATGCGCGGCGATCTCGGCAGCGAGCCACAGCCAACTAAAGACAGCCCCAGCGTAATTGCTATCAGCGCTCGTATCATCCGTTTGGAGGAGTGCCTAGCGATCCTACTGGCACCTGAATTGAAGTCGTATTTCCTGTAGAAGGATCGACGATGTACAGAGTGACAAAATCCCCTGCTCTATTCCATGTTACTGTTGCTCCACCTTGCAAATTGATAACGCCAAAAGTAGCACCCGATGCATTGAAGATCTCGTCGGTAACCTGAGATGCAAGCTGCGAGTAGATTCTTGCCTGAAGATTAACGATGAAGTTATTCAGCGGAGTATTCTGCCCTGCAAGCTTAAGATTTTCTGCCTCTGCCTTCGCAACGTCCTTAATTGTCTGCTTTCGAGTACGTGCTAAATTCTCCTGAGTAAAAACATGAGATGAATACCCGATACCGTTGAATGCTGGAGACTTAAACGAATGCACCATGTCCGATCCACGGACACAAGATGGCATTATGCTAAGAAACAGGATTATTGCTAGAGTTAGAAGCATCCACGTGTCTGATGACTGGTTGCGGTTTTGTTTCATCCGGTTTTGGTATTGGAGGGTTTGTGCGGCTTATTGGATTTTCGCCGCGTTGTACCTCGATAGCAGTATTGATCTTTTGCTCAAGACGAATCAGATCGTTATCGAGCATACGGATTCTATCGATCAGAGCAATCATCGTTTTCTTTGCTTCTGATAGCTTCGAGTTGATATTTTCAGTCACAAATTTCCAGACGAAGTAAATGAAGTATCCCATGCCGCCCGCAGCCATGATGGGCAGGCCGTATTGGTTTACTGCATTTTTAAAAGTATTAATCTCTTCTTGCATCGGTCTTTCCGTCAGTACGCGCCAATCTTTCTAGATCGACTCTCAGACCAAAGCGCGAGGATACAAGAGCGTCAATCCTAATCAGATCGTTATTCATGGTACGAATACGATTGTTCAACATCGTAGCCAGACCGTTGAGCGATTCCACATCTGAAACAACTCCGGCCAGGATGTACTTCAGTAAGATCACTATGAAGACTCCGCCGACAGCCACTGCGGCTACCGAGAAGCCCAAATCCATTATTGACTTGAAGGTCTCGAAGTTCATTCAGTGATGATCTTGGCGATGAATGTCTCAAACTCCTCTACCTTCTTGACGCGATTAGGCCACTTAATGTATTCCTTTTCTGGGTTCTTCTTTAGATTCTGTAGGAGAGGAAGTATTGCATTATAAAGCCGATTAAGCTTGTCCTCGTGCTCGGCAACGCGCTGGTACGCCACATCAACTTGCTTTGTGACCTCCAGTTCGTTCTCGTCAACTGCTGTAAATCCAAAATCAAAAATAGGATCTTCGTTTGCGCTCATATTAGGTAAGTAATGCTGAAACCATAAAACCCAAAGTAAATCCCATTGCTGCGCCAATCACAAGAGCATAGATAGCATCTAACACTCGGTCGCCTTGATAGGCAATCGACTGAATTGCTATTTTCTTTGCTCTTTCTTCAGCTGGAGATTTTGAATCCATAAAGGTGACGCTGGGTGAGGCGTCATCCATATTTATAGATTCTTGAGCTATTACCTAGGCTATTACCTGATGGAGCGTTTTGCTTATTGCTTTACGCTTATCTTGCGCGTGTTTTATTCCAGGGTCAAAATTTCCCCACTTATTGTCCACATTTGTTTTAGATAGACGAGCACGAGTGGCGTCATAACGCGCTGCAATTCTTTCGATTGGCCCGATGTGGTGATAATGCAATAAGTATGTTGGTGGTTCAACCTCTGGTGATGGACACTGCCGATCATTTCCATCAATGTCGATCCAAGTGCAGGTATGAGCACCTGCAGAAAAATCTATGCTGCGTAGTCGTCTGGGCGAGAACAGTACTGGCTTTCCATACCACTTATCATCGCGACCACCCATCTTGATCTCATCGTAAATCTGACCAGATGTAGTGGGCATTGTTTCGCTGAACATCTCAAATCCATATGGCTTGATCACACCTAGCTTTTGCGAATCGTACTGCTCGAGCGTATACTGAACACCCTTTGGAAAGTAGATCAGCTCATCTGCATCTACACAAATTACCCAGTCTGACTTGTGGTTATTGATCCAGCCGGTATTCTTGATATGCTTTGCTACCGCATCATTTAGACCATCAGTCTTCCAATCCTGCACTATTGCTCCGTATTCTCGACAGATGTTACGGCTATTGTCTGTCGAGAATGCATCGTAAACTAGTATCTTGTCTGCAAACGTGCGGTAGTGCCGCAGCGTGTAGGGTAATATAGTTTCCTCGTTAAAGGCGAGGATCAGAACCTGAATGTTCACTTGGTCTTGATGAAGGTAGTTGAATCTACTGGCTTTGCAACGTTCTTATATCCGCGCGTCTGAGCAGCACGGAAGACAAAGTATGGCCACCAAAGCAGCTTCGGCACCTTAATGATCTTCACGTTTGAATTCGTGATAGTTGGAACAGCTGCATCCCAAAGACGAACGATCACTGGCTTGCCATCCGTGGACTTAAGATTATTGAGTGTGACGTTGCGAGTAGGTGCACGACCGATCCACCAGTAATTGTCAAACTGACCAATGTCGATATCGCAGTCTTTTCCATGACCATCAAATAGCACGTTGTCGAGCAGCACACCATCAATTGATCCCTTCAGCGTGATTCCATTATGAAACGGAATCAGAGTGGTGTTGAAGATCTTGTAGTTTGAGCCACGCACCACATCGATACAATCTTCCTTGCCGCCATGAATTGTGCAGCCCTCGACAACACAGTTTGTGCTATTCGAGAACTTCAGAATATCTGAGTAATCAAGTGCGTTGATTCCAGTATCTGGAAAGACGCGGTTCTCAATCACAGTGCCGTTTTCTCCAGCGTGCGACTCGTAATTTTTGTCGGCTGCCATATTAGAAAGAAACCGGAGCCATTTTAATTGTGGCAGAAGCAGAAATGCTTTCGGCAGGCATTTTGCGAACAAATGCTTCGGTGTAAGTCTTTAGCGTAAAGCTACCAGTAGTAACATCCGATGCATTTTTAATTGTGACCAAAACATCGCTCGCAGTGCTATTGTAAACGCGAATAAGCTGATGACCATTTAGCGTGGATCCAGCGGTTCCAACAGAAGTTTCTGCGGCAAGTACTTTAAGAATTGTAGCGACCATAGTGATTTATTTATTGAGTTTGCGAATCGCGTATTGCGATCCTTTTCCTAGAAATTCGATGTGATCCGCATAGCACGTGGCAAATGCATCAATTGCTACTCCTGGGCAATCAATGTCTCGCGGCATTACGCGCCAGCTGTAGTCATCAAATACTATCACGCCACCCGGCCTTAGTATTTCAAATGAAAGTACTGCATCGCGTAGCACGTTCATTGCATCGTGCGCAGCATCGATGTAAACAAAATCAAGCTGGAGATTGCTACCCCAGAGCAGCTGATTTGAATACTCTGTATGAATGACGACATTAGAATATTGCTTGAGCTTTTCGCGGGTGATTGACTCGTTCTTCGTGCAGTCAATTCTTGCGATAGAATGCTCGACTGATCCTGTGAATGGATCAACACAGATATACTTGCTAGTAGGGTCAGTAAAGATGTTGTCAAGAAACCATTGAGCAGAATCACCCTGAAAAGTGCCAAGTTCCATGCCAACAATGTTGGGCTTACCCTTAAGATGTCCTATCCATTTGAGCCAATTAGGCCCATGGACTCTGCCGCATTCACTTTTAGCAATATTCTCCATGTGGGTCTATTTATAAATAGCTCGGAATGATGCGATTACTTGCAGTATTACCTTTACTATTTTTGCTCACTGGTTGCCAAATGCTGATGGGTTTAGGAAGTAAGATAGGGTCGCTAGGTGATCGACTCAATAAGAATAATGGCGACACCTCGGGTACTGTCGCAGGCGCAACGGCAACAGCAGGCGCAGTGGATCGTATGACAGAAATTGCTCGGCGCGAAGCTGAAGCGCGCAGAGCACTCGAGGCACAATACGAAAAGTTTCGCCAGGAGTTAGCAGCGGCTTATGCAGCACGCGAAAAGGTAGACAACGAGAATTTCGACAAGATTTCAGAGATCAACTACGGCATCATTTCTGCTACAGAAGAGGTAGTAGGTCTCGACAAGCGAGTACTGATTGCAAATCTCAAGGCCAAGGAAAACGCGGAAATGCTAATGCCAGTGCCTGATCCTAAGAAGAAAGCAATCGATGCAGAAATACTGGAAGATGTTAAGAAGGAACTCGTCGATATTACAAAGAAGTACGAAGCAAAAACCAAAGAGGCGCAAGCTGCTGCTAAACGCTATGAGGAAGCCGATGCGCTTGTCAAGAAGAAGGAAGCAGAAAAGGTAAAGCTTCGTATGGATCAAGCGACTGCGCTAAAAAAGATTCAGGAAGAACAAGCTGCAGAACGTGAACGAATGCTTAAAGAAGCTAAAGATGCTGTCGAGATTGCAAAAGAAAAGCAGCGTCTTGAGATGGTCGGATGGATTGTTAAGGCACTGCTGGGCGTGGGTATTCTACTGCTGCTGATCGGATTCCTGATGAAATCACCGACGTTTATTGTCTCTGGTATTGCAATGCTTGGCCTGTCATATGTCGCTGCCACAATTCCGTTCTGGGTTGTTGCGACAGTGATGGGATTGGGCGTGCTTGCAATGGTGCTATTAGATCCGAAGGGCAAACCACACTTTGCAAAGAAAAAGGCGGAAGCACCAACAACGGTACCTCCGCCTTCACCTCCACCATCTGCGCCTACCTTACAGTAGGGCGCAAAGTATTATTCGGTATCTTCGCCTTCACCTTCACCCTCTACGAAAGCGTAGAGCTTCTTGGCGATCTTGAGAGCCTCACGGACGCGCTTGTCCTCTGGGATCTCGTATCCCTTGCCATCACCAGCGAGGTGACGGGCAAGATCAAGTTGAGTGAAGTACGCGCTGTCAGCCTGTGCGACAGCGAGCTGAAGAACCTCGAGACGAATCTCGTAAGCATTTTTACCAGTATTAGCCATTGTTTTTCCTTTTCTTTTTGGGTTGTGTCTGTGTGTCTGTGTGTTGGGTAGAAGGTACAGACTTATCCTTCACCCCAAAAATTGAATCCCAATTAGCAGCAAAGGCATCTTGCGAAACGCTAAATGGCCGCGGTTTAGATCCTTTGCCGTTACTCATTTCTGATCCTCGATGATCTCGACTGTCCAATCTGATCCGTTATAGACATGATCCGAAAGAATTTCTTTTTCTTGCTCGCTGGTAATACCTATGCGCTGCGCGATACGATCTACCAGAATATCGGTATACTTATTGTGGTGGTCAATCATTGCGCGGACAAACTCGATGTCCGCCAAGTGTTTCTTTTCGATCTTAAGCTTCTTCATATTTACTTGGAATGTATGGCTTGTAGTCAGCATATGCTTCTGTCTTTGCAACCTCGGTATTCAATGCCTTAAACCAGCCATTGCGGACATGAAGCTGGCCGGGAGCACCAGTAACTTCACAAGTTCTCGCAGATGCAATCTCTGCAAAGTGAACTACACCATCTATATAATCTCTATACCGCTTGTTGACCTCTTTAAGATCAGGATACTTTTCTTCTAGACGAGCATTTTCTTTATCAAATTCTAGATGATAGTAAAAGCGCAAGCTACCAAACTTTTCTTTAACTTGATCTGCAACAACCTGAGGTGCTTCAACTCGATAATAGTAACTCTGCTTACCCATAAGATGGTTGTACGGAGTAATACCAAATAGCTTGCCATCTTCTTCATCAACCTCAACAGAGGTATTGTAGGTGTATGTCAATGCCTCGCAAAGAGTATCTAGCAGATCGTACCAACCATCGCCGACCTCAAAGCCCCAGGACATACAAGACTCCTGTGGTGACTTGCTGCGATTGATAAAAATCTTAGGATATTTCTCGCAGAGTTTCTTGTCTAGTTCTGGGCTCATAGATTGCCTCCGTAGTAATTATACACCTTCTGCAGCGCAGATAGATCATCCATTTCTTCCACGAGCGCCATTCTGTCGTATGCAGTCAGCTTCTTGCGGCTTGTAATCTTATTAATGCTGCGCTCGAGTGTGTCAATTGACTCGCGCAAAGAACAGATTACGATGCGATCTGCAGCTTCGTCGTCAAGTGTGAGTTGGTATTTGTTAGTTGTAGTTGCCATAATCGGGCCAATTAAAACTCTCCTCTAGGAAGAGCCTCATGCTATCATAGAATCTATCATCTTCCTCTCTCGATGCAAACTTAATTCCACGTTTTTCTAACGTTTCATAGAAAGCAATATGGGCAGCAATGATGTCCTCCATGATGACTTCACGCCCGACCATCTTAGGCTTGAAAATAGGCTGATCGGTAACTGATGGTGTCTTATTCATAGTTGCGGATTGCGATGACATAGGGAAAACGCGGAACACCATCAGGTGTCAGATTAAAGAATTGCACGGTAGCTTTCTGACCGATGACGCGCTCGCGGTCATTCCACAGTTCAGCAAGGAACTCATGGCTACCCTTGATGTTCGAGCGAAACAGACTACCGTCTTTGTTCTCAAGTATCGCAAATCCAGCCATACCGGTACGGTTGCCTTCGCCTTCGCCGATCTCATTGATCTGATACTCTGCGTCCTGAAACTCCTTGCGCTTGAGCAGATTCTTCGAGCGCTTCTGCTCGTACGGAGCATCTACGCGAACCATCTGGCCTTCATAACCATCCTCAATGTAACTGCCGTAGATATGATCGAGCTCTTTCTCGTGCACCACCTCTACAGTCATAACCAGCCGAATTTGCTTATTCCGATCACCGAAAGGCAGATTTGCTTCAAGCCAGCGGTAGCGTTCTGAGAACGTCATTCCAGTATCTACTATATCGTAGATGTGGTATTCGATTGCTCGTGCTGATTCCTTGAGGTCAGCTTCGGTAGGCTTTTGCTTCTTGACGAGCGAGCAGATCTTGTTGAAGTCATTAGCAAGCTTGTCAGCATACAGCTCACCGTCCAGAATAACATCCGGATGCTTGTCAAAGAATGACTGCAGCGATGCGTGAATATGTGGAGCAGAAACGATCTTCTTGCCATTACGGCTGAACATACCCTGACGAGTACAGATACACCGAATGCCATCGAGCTTCGGCTGACTCCAGACAGGGAAGACGATCTCGTCCTTGCGATCCTCATACTTCTGAGCTAGCATCGGCTCAATGAAAGGCGGCTTGTCAATGTCAGCGACATCCTCGTAGTAACCGCGCTCAGTACGCTTCTTCCAGACAGCACGAGCTTCGAACTCTGCTTGCGCAGCGCCATCACGCTCGTTAGAACGCCCGACGTTAGTGGGCTTAGCTATTGTCCACTCTGTCGTCTGCTTCTTGCCATCAGTTTGGCCATAAGTCGTGCGGTACTTGTCACCATTGATCTCAATGGTCCATTCCTGCACCGCACCAGTTGAGGTGCGAGAATACAAAGTGGGTAGTTTCATTACTTAGAAGAAAATGTAAAACGATTGCAAAGGAAAGTAGAAAGCATCATCAGTTTCCATGCTGTCCACCAGTCAATAGGCGAGATCTTGAACAGATCGGGCATAGTACTATTCCACAGCAGCATTACGGGTAACGCAAGAACTAAACTTACGAAGAAAACCGCTGCAAGTGCAGTGAGAATAATACCGATCTTCTCAAAGATCGAACCTGTAGGTATCTTATCTTCCATACATTTCCTTAGTTACCTGCGCCTTTTCATCAGGTGTGAGAGTATTAAAATGAGAAATCTCGCTGTAGTCAATCTCAAAAGAGTCCTCGAGATAGTCACCATCAAGAGGTAAAGGTGCTTCCATTGTCGCATCAATCGCATCCTCGAGATTCTCTGCTTGCACTCGAACATAACCAGTCATCGTCCAGATGACTGGAATGGAGAACGTTCGCTTGGTAGCCATGGCGATTACTTCGCGCTGCGGTTGAAGGTGTGAACCACCTCGCCGTTGCGGTAGCAGTAACCGACGCCATCGCGCTCGGCATAGACAGTGCCGGTATTCGGCTCGGACTTGGTTTCGACAACCAGAAAGTCACCGTCTGCGTCAATGATCTTCTTGCCTTGCCAAGTCTTGTCCGACTTGACTTTCTTAGTCTTCTTGACTTCCTTTTCGATCTTCTTGGCGAGCGACAGCGTCGCAGGCTTCTCAGTCACCTTGCCGGTGAGATCAGGGCGCAGAGACGCATAGTTGTAGAGACCCTTGCGGACCTTGAACTCGTCAGCGATCAGATCCTTGTACTGAGGCGTGCCGTAACCGAGCTTGGCGGCAACATCGTGCAGCGTCTTACGCTTGAACTCGAAGTGATTCGGAAACTGAGCTTGCAGTTCGTTCCAGACCTTGGTAGCAGTAGCATTCATCATTTAGAAATCTTAACAGGTTTTAGATAAAAAGATAGGAGAGAAAATCACGTAACCCGTTGGTGCTCAGTAGCGCCCGCAGGTAATGATCTCGACATCCTCACCGTAGGCGGCATAGATATCAGCACGAGCAGCGTCTAGACTGATCGCCTTGAAGTCGAGCGAAATCGGACGATCTCCGCCGCGAATCAAGAACCAGTAGTTGTGGTATTCAAGTTTCATTCTGCAGATATTCTACACTATTTCCAGCAATCTGTATAGGTTTTTGATAGCCTTTATCTTGCTGAGCACCAACGACTTACAAAACGGGCTAAGCCACTGACTAGCAATTACTTACGAGAACGTTGCTGAAGATTGATGACTGCGCGTGATTCCGGCAGAACTCTACTGAGCGCATCAATGAATCCACGCCACTCGTCGTACTCCTCGCGAGTCAGATGTAGTTTGTTCAGTTTCCATTTCATCTGATCCAATGCGAGCGCTGCTACATAGGCATGGTCGTCAGAGATCGAGTTTACGCCCGTCCATAAACGATCCGCGGCGATTGCACGTTGCTGGGCGTAGTGTTTGTCGTAGCCGTAAGAGGATGATGATCCCATAAGATATTGATTAGCAACGAGTTATGAATTATCTAAGTTGTTGATCTTCAGCAGGATATCAGCAATCAAATCTGAGTCAAGGTGACGATCCTGCTCAGCGCTAAAGAATTCTGGCACCTTGATATACCTAAGCGGATGATCCGCCAGCTGATCTATCCAGCGAACCTTGATGCGATTCTCATGGCGGGGCAGATTGTCGATCAGATAGAACTTAGCGCTTGTTGGATCAGTAATGCCCAAATCTGGCACGATACCTTGCTCCAATTTTGCTCGGGCATAGATGTCGGTATTGTCGAATCCCAAGCCATGAGCTCGATTATTAGCTTGAGCATAGTCTTCGACAGAGGACGTCAAAACCATTACTTTACTGTTCGGAATAGCCCGCAATGCTGCCAACAGATCGTGCGCGCCTGGGCGTAAGCAAGAACCATAAAACTCATAGTCTGAAATTTCTCCGTCTTGGTAATTGACGAGTTTAACTAACTTCTCGTTGTCGTTCATAATAGCCTTCATCGCTTTTGTTGGCTCAACTCCTAAGAAGCGCGAGTGAAACAGCGTCTCGTCAAGATCTACAAAGATGTACTTAGTTATCATAGTAGAATACTATACTCTGAATCGCTGCGTGTAAACACAAAAATGGCTGCACCTTTCGATGCAGCCATAGGCATTGAGGAAGTATTAGCTTAGAAGCGGATTGTAGTTCCGGCTCTCCAGCCAGCTGACCATTCCTTCTTGATACCATCGTGCAGGACGTAGATACCTGCAGTAGCAATCTTCCAGGTGATATCGAAGGATCCGCCGTAGTACGCATTGGTGTACTTGACTTCCTTCAGAGTACGAGGAAGGGCATCATTGACATCGGTATAACCGGCTGATAGAGCAGTGGTGCTGCTAAGGCCTAAGAACAGAGGAAGTGTCTTTGAGACCTTGCCTTCGATGTTCGTGGTTTGAGCCTCAAGATCAGCTGTCGCAGTGACTGCCAACCAGGAGTTACCGACTGTAACAAATGGACGCCAGTGATTCATCCGATCTTTTGGATCAGCCTTGAACTTCGTGACGTACTTTGTACCGAGCTCGACATTAGCAAGCGTAGAAAAGAACGAGTAACCTCCGATAAGATCGGCCTGATAAAGACCGGAATCCTTGAGAGAAACGTTGTTCTGCATTACTGCATTCATCCGGAAACTTTCCCACTTGAAAGCAGCATCGGCGACATAAGCTCCCTGACGGCTAGAAACACGACCGAAGGTGATATCCTTCTCGCGGTAACCGACTGTCAGAGTACCATAATTAGCAGGAGCCAAAGCAGCCTGTGAAATGGCTGCAGTGGCGAGGAACAGCGCGATGAGCTTATTCATTATTGAGCTGGGTTAGCAACCGTACCGGTTGTGGTGACAACTGGAGCAACGCTATTCAGATTGGTGACGAGGCTTAGCTTGCTCAGGTCAACGTTACCTGATCCTGCATTGATCGTCAGACCGTTCGAGATCGTACCGCCGGTGAAGGTGACTGCGCCGAGAGTATCGAGCGAGAACTTCGTGGCTGTCAGAGCGAAGGTGTTAGGAGTCTGGAAGAATGCTTCCTTTGTCTTCAGGACAAGCTCCTTGACGTTCACAGCATTGAGATTGATCGTAGCATTCTCATAGACAGTACCATTGCCAGTGGCAGAGATCGACAGAGGGCCGAAGCTGTGACCAGCCTTGGTAACTGCAACATCTCCAGCGGTGGCGGAGAATGACGTACGGTCATAGACGAATACGCTGTCAACCGAGTCAACTACACGAGATCCCGTGAAGGATGCGCTACCGCCCAGATGAACCTTGCCAAGAGTCAGTGTGCCACCAGCTGTGAAGCTGTTATTGGCAGCGTCGCCCTTGACATCAGCTAAGAGCAGATAAGCAGGAGCAGTGACTGTTAGGCCAGTGACTGCAGATCCCGAGAAGCTTGGTGTGAGTGATCCGGCGTCAAATGCAACTGTGACGTTCTTGCCATTTGCAGTGACTGCGCTTGTAGCAACAGCGGCAAGTGTGACATTACCACTAACAGTGTTAGCGATCAGATTCTTTCCTAGAACACGAGAACCAATAGCATTAGTAATATCGCCAGATGTCGAAATGACGGAAATAGCATTATTGGTGCCGACGTTAGCGGTAGGAACTCCAATCGTAGTTGTGCCAGTAGGATTAGTGATTGTCAAATCACCAGAAACCCACGTGGTTGATGCTGCACCACCAACGACCACTGCGCCATCTCCACCAAGCAGCATATTTCCGGCAGTCAAGACACCACCGATGGTGATATCCTTGCCAAGAATGACCACATTAGGAGTTGCAAAGATTGCACCAGTTTGAGCAACAACGTTACCATTTGCAGTACGCTGTCCACCCACCTCTGAAGGAATAACTCCATCAGCCATGTACTTGAACTGTGCAGCAAATGGATTGTCCACTGCGCTAGCAACAAATGCATTGGTATCGATGCGTGAGGTGCCACCGATCACGATGCCGTTTGGATTTAGCACGTAAACTTTTCCGTTTGATTCAATCGTTCCGTTGATCGTGGTCTGTGCACCACCGGAAACGATGTTAAGGACCGATGCTGCAGCACCAGGAAGATTATACCTGATAGTGTCAGCAACCGCGATATGATCTGTACCGGAACCAAAGTTGTTCCAGTTCAGAATCGCCCGATCCGGGGCATTAAACGCCAGCGTCGAACCCGACTGCGTGAACGTTACTCCAGGAGTTGTCTGGAGGTTAGAAGCACCAGTGCTTGGGAGCGCTGCTGCTGAAGCTGCAAAAAAGAAGAAAAGAATGCTGATAAGCAATCCGTTCTTCAGGTTTGGATTATTATGTGTGTTATTACGCATAGGAAAACTATTTATTATCGTAAAGTAAGGTCTTTGTGAACTTTCAGAGCCTCGTATCTAGCAACCGGTTGCTTACACCGCCAGCGGAAGGCGTCCGCTGGCGCGAGGTTCAGACCACCAGAAAGCTTCCTATAGTTAACTATAGGTGCAGTATCTGCTTTTTCTTAGATCGCTGCTCATCGATGTTGTCCTGGGCTCTGCTAGGCATTACTGCCACCGGATGAGACCGTTCTAGATAACAGCGGGTCTTAACATCCGGGCTTCGACATACCATCCGTCGCAATTAGCCACTCGGCGTCATAGCTGTCCTGCTGTTCTGACGTTGCTAGCTTCGATGAATACGACCACTAACGGCGCATTTGCCTATTGAATTGCGATCTAAGAAAATTGGGTGCAGAGAAGGGAATCGAACCCCTGACCTCTTGGTTATGAGCCAAGCGAGCTGCCACTGCTCCACACTGCAATAAATTGAAAAGAACTTGAAAGAGGTGCCACGCTGGCGAATATCTTATCGCAACGAGATTTATTTATCGGCCATATGAGATATACATTAGCCAATTTTTGTCCTCGTGTTTATTCACACAGCGCTTTTAGCTTTAATCCTGAGCTCACCGGAGCTGTGGCGTGGCAAGTCGCAGATGCACTTTGCGCTACGCACTGATGCATCTGCCGCACTAGGCCTATTCTTCTATTTAGACTCGCCTAGTCGAGTATGATGAAAGAGTACCCTCTCACAGTAGCGTTGTCGTGTAGTGCCAGCCGATGTCTATTTCA